TCATTATCCATTGTGTACTTTCTATTTAAACCCAACCACCACGGGCTATGCGTGTATTTTGATTGTCTTGATCTACTCTAATGTTATTACGTTCAATATCCTGACAAGCACGCTCATACTTAGCAGCATAGTTGTTGCCAGCATTGAAATCATTTACCAATCCCATTGGATTATGTAATCTGCTACCAACAAAATACAACAAAGCTTCTACATAAGCATAGGGCAAGTCAATTTCTACTTTATCTGGATCATACCCATTAAAACCAAGTGGAAGAATAACGTGATTGGCTCTATAAATAACTTTAAGTGTAGGGGTAAGCAAATAACTTGGTAAATCTACAAGTTGGTTTGTTATATCTGCATGAACCTTGATAGTGTTCATGTTTGGTGTATGGATAGAGTAAATGTCTCTATCATCATTAAGGCTTAGTTCTAAACCAATGTCTGTTTGTACTCTTTCTACTTTTAGAAGAGTATTTTTATATGGGGACTCAACAGAATCCAAGATATATGCACCAACATTACCACTACTTACTGCATAACTATTTTGAATAATGTAGTTAGTTTTGTTAGAAACAAGTTGAATCGTAAGTTCTTCTTCTTTTAGACAAAATCTTGAATGAAGTGCAGTCAAACCAAGACTAATAGCACTTAGTACACGGTCATAGCTTTTTTCTTCAATCAAACCTGTAGCAGTATTAATTCCATTTAGTTGTGCTAACTCACTAAATGCAAGTTGATCAAATATTTCTCTTAATTTCATATTTACCTTAAATAATATAAGAAGACCTGCGATCAATAAAAGAGTCTTCTACATCTAATTCCCACATATCACCAGTCTTGTTAGCAAGTTGTGCTTCTTCAGATGGTTTCCAAGGCTTAAGTACACTCAACATAGAGATAGTATCGCAGTTATGCACAAGAGCACCCCAAGCAAAGAACTCGTGTGCACCTTCAACTTCTAAATCATAGACCGGTACGTTTTGCTTGCATTTTTGCTCTAAGCAGTGCGTTTCTTCTAATAATTCTGCACTCTTCACTGCACATACTGTTTTTTGTTGTGCTTGGTTTAAAAACGGATTCACACACAATACATGGTTTTTCTGGCAACTCTTTTGCAAGCAAGTTTCGCATATTCTGTCTATGCCATTCTCTTCCTTCTGGGGAAGCGTGCCAAGCTTTAGACAACTCTCGGATGTTTTCCAAATGTTCTTTTTGTCTGTCGCTTTTACCCCGTTCTCGTCTTTCTTCTGCGTGCTCAATTTGATGTGCGGCACAGGACAAACAAATAAGATTTGCGATGGTGTTGTTGTTGTAATCTCCGTCAATATGGTGGACATGGTGTTTAGGGGGGATTGTTCCATTATGGAATTCCCAAATAGCCCTATGTAGTAGTTTTGGGGGTCTTTTCCACTCTGAATGGCTGGAGTAGTATTTGCGGTGGTTTGCTTGTTTTGCGGTTGGGTAGCGGTGGTAAATTCGTCCATTGAATTCAAAAGATTCGCGCATGATGTTTCCTTAATACGTTGTACATGTAAAAGTATATCCGTATTTTCTAAAGTATCTAAACGAACCCACCCACGGTTCTTTGTATATATCAAATGGTTAGGTGTTGCAGTAATTCCATACCGGGTAATAACTTTTTTATTCCCAGAACACCATGCTCGCAACACTCTTTTCCACCCTTCTCTAGTTAATACAAAGTCATTTGTTGTGATTTCAGCTATTGGCTTTATACCTTCATACGTAACCACCGGAGTTTCGGCAGGAAAACAAAAATCATCATGTTTACTCTTAAAACCACTTACTGCTGCAAGGGACAACTCACTTATTGCCTCTGCAATTGTAGGTTCATTCTTCCTTTCTACAGGAAAGAATATTTTTCTAGCTTTAAACAAAGGTAAAACAGTATTAAACCGTACCATTTTATTGGTATTAGGGCGTATACCGGGTTTATTGTTATTTGCTTCTGAAGCCAAAGGAAAATAGATGTTCCTTACCATCATTTGATCCATGATCCAAGTAACAAATCCACCCTGTTGACCTGTGACCTCAACACCAACACTTTGTGGCTTGTACAACTGAGCTAATCTAAACAAATCATCTATGTTTTTATCCATTAGCTGTCTTTTACAGATACCGTCTACCCACAACCAATCACCTACATTGTTATAAGCCCACACACTAATAACACTAAAGTCACTCTTTTCTGCAACAGATGTAGCAAAGTCAGTAGTTATATAGAAATTAAACCTTTGTTTGTGTCTTAGTACAGCATCAATCTTGTACCAACCAATATCACCATCTTGGACCATGCGATCATCGTCACTCATGATTCTAAGCATCAATTCTTGGTTAAAAGTGTCTACTTTTCCACTCTTTAAAGCATTTTCATACTGACCTTTTACATAGTCATACGTAAAACGATCAGGCCAAGCACTCTTGAAATCAGCTTTGTCACATGGAAAACTCTCACATACAGGGTAAACGTTCACATCCCAAGCACCGCTCTCTACAGCTTTGTACAAAGGGTCTTTAGCATTGAAGGGTGTACCACTCCAAATAATCATATTTTTGGTTGGATGCAGTGCATAGTTAACTGCTTTGTGTACCGTGTCTTCAATAGCTGCTGTAACAGTAGGACTACGGGCATCTTGGTCACTAATCAAGTCATCTAGCACTGCAAGTTGTGGTCGAGTACCTAATTCTTTAGCACCCCGTACACCAGTCGTTGCACCATACCCTTTGACAACAAACGTCTTACCATCTGCATTCTCAAACTCCCACCTAATATCTGTAAAAGATACTCTTGGTATGTATTTCTTCAAGAAGTCTGAGTTATTCCACCGATGTTCTAAGTTCTTACGCATGTTTTTAACCCCGTTATCAATGGAATCAGAAACATACAAAGCAAGATTTACTTTACCAAAACCAGGTAAATCACCATAAGTAGCTAAATAAAGAAAGAAGTATTCAGCACCTACAGTGGTTTTACCACTACCCCTAAAACAAAGGTTAGCTACACGCTTATTACCAGAAACAATGGTGTCAAGCATACGGTAGTGCATTACAGGTGTCTTGTTTTCTTCACCTTCACTACCGTTAACAAGCTTAATAAAAGTAACAAACTCTAGTGCAAATTCACTAGGCACATACTTGTTATCTAAGGAATAGTTATTGTTATTTAAGTAGTCTTCTACTTTCCAATACATTCCATCTTTATGTGTTTGTAACATTAAATTAGCCCATATTTACTAAGTTCAGCAACAGTAGGTGCCTTATTAAATCCAAACATATTCATGTAGTTACTTTGCTGCGGTGCTGCTACCGTTTCTTGCTGTGGTTGTTGAGCTGCTACTGCTTGTTGTACTTCTTGTGGCACAGCACCTAACAACTTATTTAATTCAGCCAACCTATTGTTAACCTGTGTACTGTAAAGATTTATAGGGGGTGCATTGCCTACTTGTGCAGGAGCACTAGCAACTTGTTGTGGTACTTGTGTACCCACTACTGGTGGCATTAAACCAGGGGTAGCTGACCAATTACCTTCTGCTGCATTCATTCTTTGAGCAATCTTATGTCCGTATTGCAGGGTATTAGGAAAACCTTTGTTCATTGGGTCACTTACGGCAACACCTTTTAAAGCTTTTTGTGCGCCACCAGGACCACCATAAAAGTAAGCACCCGCAATACTTGGATCATTCTTTGCAAAGTTAAGTGCTTCTTGCGCATACAAAACACCAGCAATAGCCAAGTCTTCTGGATTCTTAGAACTTTTCAAAAGCTCTGGGTATTTCTTTTGTAAACCTTTAAAGGTCTCAGGCATTACTTGAAGCATGCCTTGTGCTTTATCCCCAGACTTAGTACTTGGACCTACAGCGCTAGGGTTATACCCACTTTCCTGTGCACCCAAGGCATACACAAACTTCTTTAACATTGGGTTATTAGACCCAACTTTACTTAGTGCAGATTCCAACATAGGTACTTGTTTCATAGTCATTCTCCAAATTAACTTGGATTATCTAATACTTAAACCAGTAAAGATACTTATACCTCTTTACTTTCTACATCAATAATAAGTTTAGTGTGTGCTACTTCTTGTGCATTCATAGCACCTGCTTCCATCATTAATCTTTGTTGTCTACTCAATTCTAGGGTACTGGCCCTTAGTGCAGCAATAGAACCATCTTCTTTAATACCAACACTAAGTTCTACTTTCTGTGTCTCTGGCATTTTCAGTTGTGTAAGTAAACTATTGGCCGCATCACTTCTAACTTTCTCACTCTTAGCAGTAAGCATAAGTTCTGCTTGTACATTCAAAGCTTTCTGATACAAGTCTTGGTTTAGAACATAACTTGGTATTAGTGTTTGTTCCATTATTAAGTTAACTAACTTACTTTTGTTGTAAGCAGTAACGTAACTTGCAATATCTTTACTTTCTATACCCCTGTTAACAAAGTCTTGATATTTATCAGGAAATGTTTTTACATATGCAGCAATGTTACTTGCACCCATAAGTTTATGACTTACGTACTTTACTGCACTGACATAGCTTTCCATCTTAAATTTACCATCCGCCATAACAGAGGTATATGAGATGAGGTTGTCCCGATATGTTTCATACATGTCCGGGTCAGCAAGGGTAGTGTTAATTTGATCTATTAATTCTTGGTTAATAGATTTCTTAATCTTCTCTGGTAAAGCTTGTTTAAATGAGTCAACAGTGAGTACATTCATAGGATATAGGGTAAGTATGGTAGGTGGTAGTTTATCTTATGTTTTTTATAAAAGTAAAGTACCCCAACTTTTTAGGAAATTTGTTATGTAGGTAAATATGGAGTACTACCTACTC